GTCACCAGCAAAGTAGGGGACTAGCTGCGAGCACATTAATGCTTGTGCAACGATGCCGTTTGTAAGCGACACGCTAGGGTAGCATAGGGACACCTAGACGCAGTTTACCCGATAGTAGTGTGAGAGCGTAAGCGTAGCTCAGACGATAGGCGAACCTCCTACAGTGATAGGTAGCAATCACCATGCCGACCAGAACCCGCGCTGGTCGCCGCGACGAAAATACAAGTAGAGTAGTAGCATACCGGATGCCAGAAAAAAGACCACAATACATAGTGTACCAGTTTGTCATACCACTACATATTGTGGTCTCTGGTATCTCTCAGGCAGACTAATAACTACAAGTCCTTAGACTAGTCGTAAGTCCTTTGCTGTCAACAGTTACCAGCAACCAGCCGCTAGTCACCTACTAGGTTGACTAAAGGTACATTAGTCTACGGTATCTTGTATCTCCTTTGTTATCAGTGACTTACGAGCGGCATGGATTATGCATAGCAGTACGTGTGATAACATATACAAGCATAAGACATGCCATCACTTATTTTTTTAAGTGCTTTAGAATCAATAGGATGGGGGTATCAATCCTGCCGCTGATACAATCTGATACATGGGGTGCGGTTATTGGACTAATGCGTCGGGCTTAAAATATAAGATACTAGCTAATAAAATACATAAACACCAAATCCTACCAGAAAAAATAGAAAATTTGAAGGGTTCAAAAAGTGAAAAGTTCACCCGGCAAGCCGGACTATAGGTGCATTTATGATGGTTTATTCGCTTGACACAGCGGCAAGGATGTGCTATGCTTTCCGGACGGGCAGGGGGTCTATATGATTCTAACAGATGATGATATTAAAGAACGTATTGAGTCACCTCTTAATCTACTAAATAGATTAAAGAAAGTAACTGGTAACTCTCCATTACCTTCATTACCAGCTCCTATTCCAATCACCAGGCATCCTGCTCTCCCACCTACATCTGACCAATTAATAGATAACATAGATGATAAGATAGCTGAAGCTTCGGCTAGAAGCAAGGCTATGAACATCATGTTATCTGCAATGGATAACCTTCAAGCTAGAATCCCTGAGATACAGAAGCCTAAAGAACTAGCTGACATAGCTAGTAACATGAGCAAGATTATTGCTAACCAATCTCAGGCTAACAACAATCGTGGTACTACATCACAGATCATCGTGTACGCACCACAGGTACAGAAGCTAGAGAACTTTGACATCATTGATGTAACGGAATAGACTGGGAGATTCACATGCCAATCACAGCAACAGTAACGGCTAAGTTTGGTCCAGATCGGCAAGCAACGGCAACGGCTCTAACTAACATCAATGGTATGTTAGTACAGCCAGACCGTAAAGTCATCCAGTTCTACGCTAACACAGACGAACCAGGTGTTCCAGTACGAGAGTTTGATCTTACTGGTGTTGCTACATTCACCGTAGTGATCACTGGCAATAACTGGGTAGTGACAATAGCCTAGCAATGGCTTTTAATACTGGCGAGTGGAGGCCAACACAACGCCAAGAAACTTTCTTGTCGTTACCTCTCTCGCTACGTGAAGCGTTATATGGTGGAGGAGCTGGCAGTGCAAAAACCGATGTTCTTCTTCTGTATGGTATTTGTCATGGTTGGCATAGAAATCCTGCTTTTAAGCAAGTATTTCTCCGTAGAACATTTCCCGAGCTACGAAACGAAGTAATACCAAGATCACGTCAGATATACAGTAAGTTCGGTGCCACTCTTAATAAGAGTGATATGGCATGGACATTCCCTGCTCCCGACCAAGAAGGCAGCGGCTACGCTAACGCTGGCGCGATGGTATTCTTGGGTCAGTGTGAAAGCGAGGACGATGTCCATAAATACGACTCAATGGAGATCAATCTATTCACACCTGATGAGTTGACCTCTATTACGGAGTTCATATATCTTTACATCGGATTTACCCGTGTCAGGACTAGCGATACCACACTACCAGCTATAATCAGAGCGGCAGGGATGCCTGGTGGTATTGGTCACACTTGGGTTAGAAAACGATTCGTTGACCCAGTTCCTCCAGGTAAAGTAATTAAAGGTAGAGGTGATAACCTCAGAATATATATACATGCTACATTACATGATAACCCACACATTGACCCAGGATACAGACAAAGTTTAGAAGCTCTTCCAGAAGCAGAGAAGAGAGCTAAACTCTTTGGTGACTGGAATGCTTATTCTGGTCAAGTCTTTGATGAGTTCAGAGATAGGCAGTATCCAGATGAACCAAGTAATGCCATTCATGTGGTACCAGAGTTTGAAGTCCCAGACTGGTGGCCTAAGATAGTAGTAGGTGACTGGGGTTACGCTGCTATGACATGGGTTGGCTTTGGAGCCGTTAGTCCACAGAAAAGATTATACATTTACCGTGAGATGTTCTGGACTAAGACTAAGATAGCTGAATGGGCACCGTTCGTCAAAGAGTTCATTGATAAAGAGAATCCTAGAGTTATTAGATTCTGCCGCTCTGCTGGTAAGGATTTGGGGCAGGAACATACTATTCAGGAACAAATATCAACAGCCATAGGTAGGCAAGTTGATTTGACGGTAAACAGTGCTGGCTCACGAGTTGCTGGCAAATTGCTGATACATGAATATCTCAGGTTCAAACCTAAACATGCTTTCCTGAAACAGAAGGTTCAACAGTATAGCGAAGAAACAGCAATGTGGATTCTTCGTAATAGAGGCATGAAGAGCTACAAAGACTATCTCAGTTCATTTGACGAACCAGAGTTAGAGAACAACTTACCAAGACTCCAGATATTTGATACCTGTCAAGTTCTGATTGAAGCAATCAAGGCTTGCAGCTACGATAAGAAGAAGGTTGAGGACATTGCTGAATTTGATGGTGATGATCCAATAGATGGATTGAGATACTTAGTTGATGCTGCTGAAAGCTACACTGGAGTAGCTGAGAGTGAGTTTAAGGTTATTAAAAAACGAGAGGATATCATAGCCAAGTTAGCGGCTACGCAAGACTGGACAGCCTACTATCGTGGCATGAAGAATTTAGAAGAACCAAAGACAAAACCAGTTAGATTGTTTCACCGTCGTAGAATGGTTAGCTAACATCCGTTGCTCAATATCGTCGCGGAGCGACGGGATCGGATGGTAAATCAATAACAAGGAGAAAAAATGCCAAGACTTGCACTGATTCAATTCCTCGACGGTGGTGATGGTCCAGTAGATCCTGGATATGGAATGCCCGGCTTCGCCGGTCGTCCAGACAATTCACTACCTTGGACACCAGCTAGACCAGATAATTCACTTCCAGGATCTATTGGAACTCTTCCAGTATTTCCTTTCGATCCTACAGTAGGAATTGATAATACACTTCCTACGCCTCCGGGAACAATCAATCCTCCGATTCAATTGCATCCTGGTCTTAAGCTGGTAGTGAAGTATCTTGCTTGTCATGGATTCATTGCCGTTCCTGACAACGAACTGCCTGCTACGCCGGAACCGAAGTAGGTTATTATGTGGCGACTCTACTTACTAATCCTAGCTCTATTGATAGGTGTAGCATGTGGAGTCGCCATTACTGGAAGAGTTAACGTAGGTGAGGAACAATCTAAACCTTGTCCCTAGTTAGACTAGACATAAGCTGATGATAAATCGGTAACTACAGGAGAACGAAATGCCAGTATTAGTTAGACCTCTTTATCAAGATCCATTCGCACCAATGCTCAGAACATCTGAAGTTCTTGCAGTTAGCGAAGAACAGAAGATGTACATTCGTGAAGTTCTGTCTATTGGTGCATCTGATGAACAGTTCGCTGACAAGATGTACAAAGCTATCACGCGAATTCTCACCGGCGGCTCTGTGAAAGCACCTCTTGTATCTGCACTCACTCCAGGTTCAGCTACTATTGGTGACCCATCATTTGACATTCACGTACATGGTAGCAACTTCACTCCCGAATCCAAGATTATCTTCAATGGATTTGAGGAGCCAACTACATTCGTTAGTGCTGGTGAGCTGACTACTGGCGTAGACATGAGTGTATGGCTAGCCGCTGCCACCGTTCCCGTTGCAGTGCAAAACGGAGATGGTGTTATTAGCAATGCTCAGTCATTCGTATTTCAAGATGTGGCTGCAATGTCAACGCAGAAAGCACCAGCGCTCAAAGAGTCTCTGAAACCAGTAGTAACTTTGCCACATGCTTCAGTTCCACCAGTAAAGAAGTAGATCATGCCAATAGAACAGCTACCCATTGGTCCACCCACTACGATGATAGCTAACGTAGTGTATGCACTACCACCAGTTAGTGTGACTCTGTATACTGATGCAGCGGCACCCACGATAACTCAATCTGGGACATCTGCTTTCACCCTGAGTACAGCAGTCACATTAACTGGTGGTCAGGCATCATTAAATGGTGGATTTGCTAAGGCTACAGCTAATACTCTAGTTATCTTAAAGAGAAGCTGATGAAACTTTATCTAATTATTATAATTGCCGCGTTAGCGGCAGGGTGTGAGCAGACATTTAATTTAACTACACCACAGTCACCTACTAGTCCAACAGGACCGAGTATCACAGTGACGAATACGAATACTAATACGAATACTAATAATCCAGATAGAACAGGATCAGATGTAGGAAGCAATCCAACTCCATCTGATCCTCCTAGCACTGGCGTTATTCCATTACCTGATTACGGTGAAGCTGTAGTACGAAGCGTAGCTAATACAAATCCTACTCTCTTAGCTAATAGCTGCCAGGAGAAATATGGTGAGAGTGCTTGGGCTTTCTTAGATTTAGCTATTCATACATTGCAAGTTAGAGATACCCGATGGGGCTATCTGTGCAAGAATGCTGAATGCTCAGCAATAGCTAGAGACATAGTTGCTTACAGAGCCTCATCGGGTAACACAGGCATTTGGATAGTAGATGTAATAGGTAATCATTGTCCACTAGTCGGTGAGATTCCAGAAGTTAGATGGGGAGTTCTACCATTTGAAACAGTTAGACCTTACACTGGAATGAGACACTAATGAAACTTGGTCATTGGTTTCATCACCTGTTCAATCCTCATTGTGTTGACTGTGAACATCTGGAGCAGGAACATAAAGTTTGTCAATCTTGTGAAACTCTCAAGATGCAACTGTCAATAGCTAATATTGAAAAGAAGCAACTATTAGATTCAATACTGTCATTCACTAAACCTACTGTTCAGTCAGTAACTCAAATCAGACCAGAAGATGTGCAGCCTAAGATAATGACTTGGAACGTAAGGAAGCAGATGTTAGAGGCTGAAGATAGAAAGACTGCTTCTCTTATGAAAGATAAAGAAAAGATTCAACGTCAAATTGATGAATTGGAAAAGGAAGTTGGAATAGAAAAGGAGAACGAGAATGCTAGCTCCATCTGACGGTGTGATGAAGAAGATTTATAGCCCAAGCTCCATGAAGAAGTCTGCTAAGAAACCTGAGATGGAGAACGGCAAGAAGCAGAAGAGTATTGAGCCTAGTAAATTCGGTAAGAAGTAAGAGGAACAAATGCTTACACTAATTCTAATTCTAGCTGCGGTTGGTTTTGTAGTGTATTTAATAACTACTTACATTCCAATGGCTGAACCATTTAAGCTGGTAATCTACGCTATCGCTGCTATTGCATGTATCTTTGCTGTAATGCGTGCATTTGGCATATCAGATATTCCACTTACAAGGTAGCCCATGTTGATGACGACAGAAGCTGATGACAAATCGGTGACTACAGATGACGAAATAAGCTGATGAAAACAGATAAGAGAATCCAAGATCTCCTGAAGCAAGTAGCTGATCACTTCGATCAGGAAGATAGAGCTGTCAGAGAAAGACAACTACGTGACTGGCGTAGGCTCAAATTGCTTTGGGAAGGATTCACAAGAATCTGGTATTCTGAAGTTGCTCATGATTGGAGAATTTGGGATGAGAACGTAGTTAACAGTGATACGGACCAAGAATTCTACGACAAACCTATCAACGTATTCAGAGCATATCTTGAAAGTATAATTGCTGCTCTTTCAGTCACAGTTCCAGGAATTAAGTGTTACCCTGACGACGCTGAAAATCCTCTTGATTTGATGACAGCTAAAGCTGGAGATAAGATTGGGCTTCTTATCTTTAGACATAATGACGCTCCACTGTTATTCCTTCATGCACTGTACATTGTTGTAACAGAAGGAATGGTAGCTTGTTACAGCTATCCAAAAGAAGATGAGAAGTACGGAACTTTTAAGGAAGATCAGTATGAGGATCAAACTGAAGAAGCATATGTTTGCCCATACTGCAACGCTCAGTTAGTTGATGAGATGTTTCTCGATAGGCTAGAAGATGAATACATGCCAAGTGAGGAATCAGCTCTTTTGCATGATGTGATTGTAAATCAGGGAAAGAAGATGTGTCCTCAGTGTGCATCTCTTCTAGATCCTAATTTACAGAAGTCACAGTTTACTGTTTCGAGATTGGTTGGAACTACCAACAAGCCCAAGTCTCGGATTTGCTTAGAGTGTTATGGTGGAACATACGTTAAGGTTCCATCCTACGCGAGACGGCAAGAAGATATTCCGTATTTGATATTCTCATATGAGACTCATTATTCCAACGTATTAGCAAGGTATCCTGACTTAAGGAAAGATTTCAGTGCTAGTGGTAAGAGCGGCATCGTAGCTGGAGGATTGTACGAACCATATGAACAGTGGGCAAGGCTTAGTCCGCAATACAGAGGTGAATATCCGATTAACAACGTTACTGTTCGTAATTGCTGGCTGCGTCCATCAGCATTTGAAATACTCCCTGAGGAAGATGCCGCTCTGCTTAAGAAGAAATACCCTGACGGAGCCAAGATCGTACTGATTAACGACTTGTACGCTGATGACGAGAACGAAAGCCTTGATGATTGCTGGACAATCATGCAAGATCCAATGGCTGATTACATTCATAAACGGCCAATGGGTTCTCTTCTTGTGAATGTACAAGAGATCACTTCGGATATTATATCATTGGTTCTTCAGACGATTGAACATGGTATCAGCCAGACATTTGCTGATCCATCAACATTAAACTTTGAACAGTATCGTCAGACAGAGGTAATACCTGGTGGCGTTTATCCAGCAACGGCTAAGAGCGGCAAGTCTTTGGGTGATGGATTCTTTGAGACTAAAACAGCCACATTGAGTTCAGAAGTCTTGCCGTTCTTTCAACAAGTACAGCAGCTAGGCCAAATGGCATCTGGCGCATTGCCATCCTTATTCGGTGGACAGATAGAAGGTTCAAAGACAGCTTCTGAATATTCAATGTCTAGAGCACAGGCATTGCAGAGGCTTCAGAATACATGGCGAATGGTTACGTTCTGGTGGAAGAATATCTACGGAAAAGCCATTCCTATGTATATCAAAGAAATGAAGGAAGATGAAAGATCAGTTGAAGTAGATGAGAGAGGCAACTTCATAAACGTCTTTGTTAGAATCGCTGAGCTAGAAGGTAAAATTGGTAGAATCGAACTAGAGTCGAATGAGAATCTACCAATTACCTGGTCACAGCGTAAAGACGTTTATATGAAATTGCTTGAGATTCAAAATCCATTAATTATAGAAGGTCTTACTGCACCTGAAAATCTGAAGAATCTTGCAGAAGCTATTGGACTTGGTGACTTTGTTATTCCTGGTCAGAATGATGTAGATAAGCAACTAGAAGAAATCATGATTCTAGTTAATTCTGAACCAATCGTACAGCCTCCAAGCGATGAAGATATAGTAATGGCTATGCAAAGTGGTCAAGAGCCGCAGCCTATCGAGTTACCATCTGTTGAAATTGACTACGATATAGACAAGCACGATTTAGAAGCTGAAATTTGCAGAAGCCACCTTGTCTCTCCTGCTGGACGACTAGAAAAGACTGAGAATCCAGCAGGTTACAAGAACGTATTGCTGCATATGAAAGCTCATCTTGATGCCTCTAAACAGAAAGCATTGGAAGAGATGCAAATGCAAATGGCTGCTCAAGTCGAGACAGCTAAGATGGCAGAACCTGGAGGCTCCAATCAACCATTAACGGAGAATGCAAATGTCAACACTGAGTCCTGATTCAACTGGTACTACTGTAGAAGATAAAGCTTTAGATAAAGAATCTGTTATTGAGATTCTTGGCGAAGATGAAAAAGAACAAGAAGTTATTGAATTGGAAGGCGATAGTAAGAAAGGCGATAAAGATAAGAAGGAAAAGACTGACGGAAGAGGAAAAGGCGACAAGGGAGATGATAAGGCTGATTCTGAGGGAGATAAAGAATCAGAAGATGAAGAATTTGACATTGACGAAGATGAAGATGCAGAATCCCTAATAAATATTCCAAGTAGGAAAGAAATTCTTACTAAGTATCCTGCTCTATTCAAGGACTTTCCTCAACTTGAACGATCATTTTATCGTGAACAGAAGTACGCTGAGATATTACCAACGATTGAAGATGCGAAAACGGCTGTTGAGAAATCAGAGACTCTTGATAAATATGAACAAGAGATTATGTCTGGTTCGACTGAATCTCTCCTTTCGTCCGTCAGAGATAATGATAAAGAGGCATTTGCTAAGGTTGTAGATAATTATCTTCCAACTCTTTATAAAGTAGATCAACATTCATACTTTCATACCATCGGGAATATCATTAAGCACACGATCATATCAATGGTTCGGGATGGGAAAGAGCAGAGCGATGAGGATCTGGGAACGGCTGCGTCTATTCTTAACAAATACATCTTTGGTACAGACAAATTCATTCACCCCCAGAAACTCTCAAAAGAAGATATTACAGATGAGACTAAACAAAAAGAGGAAGAATTATCTAGTAAAGAAAGAAAGTTTGTAGAGAAGCAATATACAATAGCTAAGGATGATCTTAGCTCTAGAGTTGATAATATTTTGAAATCTAGTGTAGATAAAGCTATTGATCCAAATGATTCAATGACTGATTACGTCAAGAACCATGCAATTCGTGAGGTTCTTGAAGGACTCGAAAGTCAGATTCTGAAAGATAATAGATTTAGAGGTATTTATGATAAGCTCTGGGAAAGAGCGGCAGAGAATGATTTCGATAAAGAGTCGATGGACAAGATCAAATCTGCCTATTTGTCCAAGGCAAAGACTCTTTTACCTGGTCTTGTTAAGAAATCAAGACAGGAAGCATTAAGAAGCCGTAAGGCTGGTACTGATGAAAGAGATAAGAAGGGACCAATACCTGTTGGCAAAATCAGGTCATCCGCGACCCCTGCTAGCGGAAGAGCCAATAGTAATGGTGCAAGCAAAATACCACGAGGAATGACAACTCTAGATTTCCTTAGTTCAGATGACTAGCAGGGAGAGAAATTATGGCATTTGTTGAATCTCAAGTTACGGCTTTGGAACTCGAAAGAGTTATTCCAAAGATCCGTACACTGTTTGAGAGGGATGATAAATTCTACTCAAACATCAAGAAGCGTGACGTAGAGAAGATTTCCAATCGTCAGATGCGTGTTCCTCTTGAACTGCGTCCTGGTGGAAGTTTTCAATACTTCAATCCGGATGGTGGTGATATGGGCCGCGGTGGTGGTCCGACGTTTGATAAAGCTGTGCTTACCTGCGTATTCGTTAGCGAGAATATCGAATACACCAAGCTGGCACAGTGGGCTACTGACGATGATCGCAAATCAATCGTCAATGGCGTACGTCGGTTGACTGCTACAGCACTAGACGAGCTTCGTCGTCAGCTTGATAGCCAGATGATGCAAGCTGGTGATGGTGTCATCGGTACTGCTACGGTATACACGGTAGGTACTCCTGCTGGATCTGATACCGTCACGCTAACTACTGATGGATTCGGTGCAAGGCTGATGAGATTTGGACAAACTGTTCAAGTCTTTGATGCTACTCTTGTAACAAACAAAGGTAGCGCGCTGATTACATTCTTGGACGTTGAGAACAAGGTGATTCAGCTCACTCCTTCTATTCCTGGTGGATTGGCTACGGATAAGATCGTCGTAGCTGGTATTTCCACTCCTACCTCTCTTCCTGCGTTGTATGGTGTTCCCTACCACCATTCAAATGCTAGCACTGGCACATGGCTTGGATTCAGCAGGAGCACCACTCCTGAGATTCGAGCAAATCGAGTCAATGGACTTGGTGCCGCTCTCACGCTGCCTTTGCCACGCTTGGCACTAAACAAGATTGGCAATCGTCTTGGTATTGATAATGACTTCTCACCTACTGCATGGATGCATCCATGTCAAAAGGCATCTTACGAGGAGATTGGTCAACTCGTAAGCATTATCAACAAGAAGCCTACCGAAGAAGGCTTGAACATGTATTTCGGTGATAACATGCAGTTGGCTGGTGCGCCAATCAAATGCAGTTATAACTGGGATAAGACACGAATCGACTTCGTTACCGATTCTGTCTGGGGTCGTGGTGAGATTCTTCCAATCGGGTTCTACACTACGGATGGACGTAATATCTTTGAAATCCGTGGTGCTTCAGGTGGCGTAGCTACGGCCGAAATCTTCTACATGGTCGTAGGTATGCAGACGTTCGTTTCAAATCCTGCTGGTTGCAGCTACATTGACAACCTTGCAGTTCTGTCTGGTTACTAACAAGTAATCAGATAACTAAGTAAGAAGAGGGAGAAACAATGGCACCTGAATCTGATTGGCAAAGATATACACCGTGGGGTGCTCCATCGACAACGATGGCTTCGGCTGCTGCACTCACGCCCGGACCTGGATTGACGGTACTTACAGGTAACGTAGCTATTACCTCTATTGTACCACCTATGACCAGCCCACACATTCTCTGCATCGTGTTTGCTGGTACGGCAGGTATCACGGCGGGAAATAACATCGGTAACACTAAAGCATCGGTAGCTGGTGAAGCAATGCTTTTGGTGTACAACACGATGACGGGCAAGTATCACGCGATCGGTTAGTTAATTCATCTCTTAGGTGGAGGAGGTAGAGATGATACCAGGAAGAGTAAGTCGATTAGTAGAAGGTGCTCCAATAGCATCTGCTGCTACTATTACACTTCGAGATGGCGAAGTGTTTAGAATCACCGGTTCTACAGCCATCAATACAATCAATCCGCCGCTCGGAGGTAGGATGAATCAAACAGTTTGGTTGATTCCTACTGATGGTGCGGTGACTCTCGGAACTTCAGGCAATATCCTAGTTGGTATTGCTATGGCTCAGAACCGTATCACTTCACTAGTGTATCTTAGCATCACTGGTAAGTGGTACATTGAGAGCGGCGTTTAGCTAGCGAGAAGGAGCCAGGCTATCATCATGCAGTCTGGCTCCTAACTTTATATGGAACTTACTACATCAATCGAAACTATTAACAGGCAGCTCATAGACTTCTATGGCATTGACACCGTTACTGGTCAAGCAATGTGGAGAGTTGTCTGGAGTGAAGATCAATTTGAACATCGTCGTGGAGTCTATGAGGACTTCTCTGATGCTGGACTATATCTTAGGACAGTAGAAGAAGTTAGATACGTCCCAAAGTATAGACAGTGGATTAAAGAAAAGTATGTCCTTGAACGGCTCGTTGTTGTTCCAGAAGTTAACATTGCTGAACTACCAGCAGCAAAGATAAGTTACGAACCGCTATATGCATTTGAGACTGAACACGGTAAATATCTTCCTCCAAGAATTGATGCTTGCCAATTCGTCATCAATACTGTGTTAGCGGCACAAGGTAAAGGTTCTCTAGCTAAATACAAAGATCCACTGTCGGGAGTAACTCAAGAAGAACAGTTGGCTATTAAGAATCAAGAAATTGATATTCTTCAAGCTGAACTCTTTGGTAATGAAACGAATGTTGGTGATGCTTTAGCTCATCATTCAGGAGTTTCTGTTCCACACAATTACAAGAAGGAGAATTAGATGCCTGGCTTTCCGCTTATGTCAGAATTGAAGAGGCGAACTGTCGCAGCACCAGTTAATGCGATGGATAAGTCTACGATAGTGTCGATATTCCCAAAACATATTCTTGAGAAGAAACCTACAATTCAACCTGGTATATTTGAAATTAAACCAGGTAGCTATCTTTCTCCATCCATTCTCGTAGTTGGTTCAAGCTCTTGGTGGAAAGAGATTGACGAGAATCAGCCACTACTTGAAATTCCACATTCTTCTGTTGTAGTTGCTGACAGCATAATCAAAGATTACTGTAATGGTATAGTAGCCTGTGATATGGCTGACAATATGCCTGGTCTGTTCTACATCCCTGGAACATTTACTGTTGATGATATTAAGAAGCTTCACAGAGCTGAACTTGATATTGCTAACTTCAAACAGCGTAATTGGTTTACCGCTTTGGTCAAGATGGCTGATGCTTTGTGGGCAAGGAGCGGTGGTAATTCGTTGTCAATCTCAGATGAGATGAAGATAGCCGCTAGAGAGCTGAATCTCGTAAATAAGGAGTGGCTGAAAGATTATCAGACAATGGATTTGATTCGCTGCGTTGCTTGTGGTCACTTGAAGAATCCTCTCTATCCGATCTGTTCAAATTGTAAGGCTGTCTCCGATCCAGTTAAAGCCAAAGAACTTGGCTTAACGTTTATACAGTAGGAGCTTATGAGCAGCACATCTTTCACAGCGGCTGACGTAATGGACAAATCTGCTAGTCTGATGAATGATACTGCAAAAACTGTGTACACGCACACTGCACAGTTGCCATATCTGAACATTGCACTAGCAGAGATAGAAGAGCATTTCCAACTGAACAACATTTCACTTACTAATGAAACATCAGTTCCTATTGTTGTTCCAGTTGGAACTAAATTGATTACACCAGTAGATGGTATTGGTGCTGGACCAGCTCCGAATTATCCTGATAACCTAGTTGAGATTCAAGGATTATATGAGAGATCATCTGGATCTAATGATCCATTCATCCCGATGGTCAAGAGGGAGTATTTGCCACCTGCTATCAATAACATGCCAACTGATTCTCTTCAATATTGGTCTTGGCAGAATCAGCAGATTACATTCATTGGTGCTTTACTCCCACGAGAAGTTAGGATTGATTACATTAGAAATCTCTTCTCTGAGATAACCAATCCAAATGATGTTATTGGCATAATCAACGCTAAGTCATTCTTGGCTTTTAGAACTGCCGCTCTCTGCAGCGAATTCATTGGTGAAAACAAGAGTAGAGCTGACAGTCTAAACGAGTTCGCTGTTGCTGCTGGTGATAGAGTCACTGGCATAGGTATTAAAACTAAGCAAAGCATAACAACTAGGCGAAGGCCATTCATGGCAGCTTACAAGAGGAGATCATTTGCATGAGAGATCATGCACCTGTTGTAATAGAGGAATTCAATGGCCTCTACCGTAGAGGTGACGCTGACGCTTGTCCGATTGATCACTTTCAGGTAGCTACTAATATTCAGTACTATGAAGGTGGATTCAGAACTAGAGATGGGATCGATCCTTACCAAATAGGTACTCAGATACCAGAAGTTAGACGTATTCATCCCTACAAGATGATGACTGGTTTGACACTACTGGTATTAGATAGCACTGGAACTATTCACCACGTAGTAAGTCCTACCGTTACTCATACTGCCATTCTATCTAAGCCCTTAATGACCGACTTCAACGTGGTTAGCTGGGCTGGACGAGCTTATATCACTCCATTCTTTACAGATGCCGATGGTATTGAAAAGGGACTCCAGAATGAGTTTCTTTATGTATACCAGGGAGCAGGAGTTCCAGCAAGAAAAGCGGCTGGTAATCCTCCTGTTGGAACTCTTACTGTAGCTAATGGTGCCGCTGGTAATATGGATGCAGGACAGCATCTATTCGGTGTGGTGTTCGAGAGTGACACAGGATGGCTTTCAGCACCAGGAGCTTTCAAAGCCTTTGTAACTACTAACGGAGTAACTCTCAACTTTAGCAGCATACCAGTAAGTTTAGAACCTCACGTAATCAAGCGTCATATTGTTGCTACAAGAAAGCTCATAGGATATAACGGTAACTTAACAGGCTATCAGTATTACTTCATTCCTGGTGCTACACTTAACGATAACGTCACCACTACATTATCAAATGTTGGATTCTTTGATATTGATTTGCTGGAAGATGCATCCCATTTAATTGATAACTTCACTGAAATTCCGGCTGGCGTTGGCTTATGCACTTATCATGGTAGGCTTTGTCTTACAACGACATACGCTGACATTTCCATAGCTTATTTGTCGGAAGCAGGAGAACCTGAAGCTATCAATCAAGTTGATGGACTCTTAATAGTACCATTAGACGGTAATCCTCTAACTAATTGTCAAGAATTTAGAGACGTTCTCTATCTCTATAAACCAGTAAGAACTGTAGGATACCATGATAACCAAGATGTTCCAGCAACATGGGAAAGTTTCGTTGTTGATGAGGCCAACGGTGCTCCTGTTCATGGGGTTGCTACTGTATTGGATTCTGGAGGGGTAAACGTAGATTATCTGATTGTTGCTAATTACAATGGAATCAACCTATTTGATGGTGGTTATTCCAGAAATGAGCTTTCATACAAGATAGCTGATTTCTGGTATGAGTTGGATAGGAAGAAGTTTAGAGCCATTGAAGTAGTCAATGATACGATAACGGCTAGGCTTTATATAGTTCTTCCAGATGGAACTGTTCTGTTTGCTGACTTTGACAATGGATTGGATTTTGAATCTATTAAATTTGCTCATTGGACTTATAACATATTCATTACAACTGTTGAGATCATAGATATAAACAAAGTAGTTTTTGGTTCTATCACTCTAGAGGTTTGAGATGCCAGTAGTGGATGATCTTATTAAGCAATTTGAAGATATGGATGATTTGCCACCGAAAGTTGTGGTGGTGATGGAAGAATTTAAGAAGCTGTCATACGTAATCAGAGATTCTATTAAATTACCTCGTAACGTGGTAGCTCTACAACGAGTTTACTCAGCTCGTCGAATTGTTCTTAAAGAGATGCTAGCTCACGCAGAGAATCATGGCACCTCCTAGTAACCAGACAGCGGCAACGGCGATTGTGATTCCAGCTATACCATACACTACTAGCCAGAATGCTGTAGATGCTGGAATTGGTTATGATTTGTGGTATAAGTATACTGCTACGACAAATACTGTTTTAAGTATTATTTGTTTTTCTGGATTTACTACCGGAAGTACAACCTATCGTCCTCTTATTAATATATATTCTTCAGATGATCCAAATGACGCTGATCCTTTTGACATTGGGATAGGTTCTCAGAATAGACCATTGCAAGTAATGGTTGGTGCAGGAAAGACCTACTTTATTGAGATTCGACCAAATAACTTCAGTATTACAGTTGGTGGAACTGTATCAATTAATATTATTAGTAGTGTAGATGGTAATTTTCCTGCTGGTTCGATCTTAGTTAATGACGATACTGCTTATGATCCAACATATGGAATAAATGAGTTCCTTCCTAGTTATGTTGCTGATCGGTCAACTGGTGCCATCTATGCTCAGACTAATGATATAGTATCTGGGGAACAGGGAGACGTATTAACTAATGGACGAATTATATTATCTGATGAATACTCTAGTCCAAACAGATTTGTTATTTATAAACCTGATTTGACTCGTGATGCAACTACAAGTGATCCTACATTAGTTTCGTATGTCGGAAATGAGCTAACCTCAAATCATGTTGATAAATTCTATATTACGAAGGATGGACCGACATCAGGAGTTCAGCCAGAAATAAAGACATTAGATCAGAATGGTGTAGTAGTTGGTACTTGGACTCTGAATGTCAACCCAGTTTCGGCTGAACGATTTATCAGGACTGTAGCTTCGTCACTAGATGATAACGTCCTCTATTATGGCGTTTTGACTGCTGATATGTCAATTCGCAGATATGATTTGGTAAATCGCGTTAATATGACGGATTTGCATACTGGCTCAGTGGCAGGAGCTGGAACTTCAACTAGACTTGGTGTTGTAATAGCATTAGGAAATGGAACTATATTAGCAACTTATCATCGTCCTACTAGTTTTACCTCTGATCCTAAAGATTGGAGTCTTGTCAATTTTGCTTCGGATGGAACCATTTTACATATTTATAATTATACGCAAGCAGCCGATGGTACTCTTAATAGAGTTGTAAGGTCGTCAGTTAATCCAAATTCAGTATGGGCATGGCTGATGCCACCTGCCGGTGCTGCTAGTTATATAATGTCATTTAGAGAGATAGATATAAATACTGGTGCAATCTTAAATGAATTCCAATCTACTACATATCAGAATGGTGCGTATGATGGTCCTGAGACAGGAACACCAGAAAGTAGATTCGGTCATCCCATATCATGTCCATTTATTCAACCACCTGTACCTAGATTTCCTTTACCTCCCGCACCTCCAGGAATTGTTACAATAACTGGTAGTAAAACTGATATAGGTCAGGCTATACCAACTCCAACATTTAGGACAGCTCTTTTACCGTAGAATACAATGGCATCATCATCTGAACTCAGTTCATCTCAAGACAACATAGTCCACTATACGTCTGTGCGTATGCGTATAACTGGAAGTGGTCAGCTTGAAATGGCGATGTTTAGCCAAGATGATGTATTCTCATCAACTCTAGTTCCGTTCAATATGCAATCTGTCACTAACATCCGTCCTACTAGACTGATGAACTTCCAGCATCAAAGAGCATGTCTAGAAGGTAAAACCGATGTAGCTGGTGAATGGTTCTCGATTAATAAGATTGTTATCTACGCTAAGGAAGTGTTCGTCAATTATCCGGATGGTGGTGGCTAATGCCATTCAAACCACCATCTGTTCAGCCTGATTTCTCATCTCTAGTTACATCTCTAGATAATTCTAAGATTCAGTCTACTAACTATGCATTATATCAGACTATATATTTTCTTATTCACAACGTTAACTCCGCTAGGAACTTACTCCTTAACGATCTTGGTGCTGTTGGTGGTGATTTAAGTGACATCCTAGCCGCTACCATTATAACGGAAGCTGATGAATCGGTCACATTCCCGAATTCACGACGGCTGATAGCTGGTCTGGGAATTACGTTAGATGTTACGATTCCCAATCAGATGACAGTTTCATCGACTGGCGGAGGTGGTGGCGGAGGTCTTGGTAATCATTACGATAGCCCTTTATCGGATGGTAACATAGATGAGATGCATCTTATATCGGCTAACGGTGAGTGTATTATAGTTCAAGTACCTGTATGAGCACAATTCTAGAACCACAATTTTTCCGTAAGACTAGATCCATTCATAGGATTGGATTAGCGGCTGAACGTCCTGATGCAGCCAAAGTATTAGTTGGAACTCTGTATTATTCTTCCGATACATTAGCATTAGAACGATCTAATGGATTTTCATGGGAAGCATACGCGGGTACAGGTTCAGTAGCAGGTCCAATAGGTCCACAAGGAGTACCGGGAGATACTGGTCCACAAGGTCCAACAGGTCCAAAAGGTGATAAGGGTGATAAAGGTGATACTGGACCGCAAGGTGAACAAGGAGATATTGGATTAACTGGTGCAACTGGACCGCAAGGACCAAAAGGTGATCAAGGTGAACAAGGATTACAAGGTATACCCGGACCAATAGGACCACAAGGTATTCAGGGAATTAAGGGAGATACTGGTTTAACAGGTTCACAAGGACCAATAGGACCACAAGGTATTCAAGGTGTTAAAGGTGATACTGGTGCAACTGGAGCACAAGGTATTAAAGGTGATACAGGAGCTACTGGTAATACAGGTCCAGCAGGTGTAAAGGGAGATACAGGAGATATTGGACCAACAGGACCACAAGGACCAATAGGACCAGAAGGACCAAAGGGAGATACAGGAGATACAGGTGCAACAGGACCAGCTCCATTACTAACTGAATCATTCATTACAGTCAATTCAGAAGTCACATTACCAAATGAGAGAAGGCTAGTAGCTGGCGCTAACATCACACTAGATATAACTACTCCTGGTCAGATAACAATTGCTGGTCAGGCTGGTGGTGTTGGCGGTGGAATGAATCTGGACTATTTAGGTGATTATGTATCTGGTCCAGTATACATGGATGGAGACATAGTTATTGGACCAGATAATATAGCTTATATGTGTGTGGTAGATAATACTACTACACCTCCTGAGCCGTGGCCTGGCGTAGGTATAGCTACTGCTGTTGGACCTCCGGGACCACAAGGAATTCAAGGTGTTCAAGGTCCAAAAGGAGATAAGGGAGATACAGGAGCACAGGGTATTCAAGGACCTCAAGGTATTCAGGGTATTCCTGGTCCTCCTAATGCGGCTGTAGATGCTACATATTGGACTGTATCAGGTCATGCAGGATTAACAAATGAACGCGCGCTCAATACGCTGACTAATGGATACGTCAAATCAATAGCAGGTGAGCCTTCTATCGTTGCAATCATTCCTGTAGCTGAAGGTGGTACAGGAGCCGCTGATGCTGCCACAGCTAGAGTTAATTTAGGTGTAGGTAATGTTGGTACGCTTAATCTTAATGGAAATGCGGCTACCTTTCTTAATGGGGCTGGTGGTTGGAGTGTTCCTCCACAGGCTGCTGGTGTACCTTCTGGTGCAGTAATGTTCTTTACTGCTGGTTGTCCTCCGGGATATACCAGAGTAGCTGGATGGGATGGATATTACGTGCGTATGGGTCCAGCACACGTAGCAGGTGGAGCTAATTCACATGCACATACAGCTGGTTCATATGCATCACAAGCACATACTCATCCAGCAGGTAATCTTGATGTACCAGCACATTCACATTCAGTCGGTTCACTTACAGTAGCATCACATAATCATGGAAGTGTAACAGTTGGATTTGGTATTTCTGGTACTACATCATCTGCTGGTGGTCACAGTCATAATGTGTCAGGTACTACAGGTGGTGAATCAAATGGTCAGATGAACTGCGATGCTGGTACATCAGGAAGCATGAGTAGAGCATCACATACTCACGGATTTAACGTGGAATCTGACTCCGAAGCTAATCACTCTCATACATTTAGCGGCTCTGGATCAGGTTCAGGTGCTACAGGTAATGCTAGTCCTGGTATAACTGGTTCTACTGGAACAACTGGTTCAGCAGTAAGTGTAACAGGTACATCAGGTTCAGCAGGTGCAGCAGCTATAGTCGGTAGTTCAGATGCTCAGTTGAATATGCCACTTTATATTGACTTTTTCGCTTGCATAAAGGATTAGCTATGATTTTGGATTTCAGTGATGAAGCTGGTGCAAGACATTTCGAGTTCTGTTTCGTAGGTTTCGTAATCGGTGGTTCGATACAGGATAAGAAGGGTATGCCTGTATTACGCCGAGAAATGAGACTATTCGAGAAGATGGAATCTATCTCTGAGCTTAAACCATGTGGTAAGAAGATGGTTAATGGTGAGCCTGAGAGACAGTTGTTGAATGGTGATACACCAAAGAAGATAGAAGTAGATGTAACTGAATTAGATATGCTATCTACTTATCTATCATCTGTTCCGTGGCAGTCGGGTACACCTACTCGACAGGCACTAGATACTATCGATTGGATTATGAGTCATGGCCGGTCCTGATCCTGCTACAACTGAATGGGTTCCTATCTGGAATCCTGTATCTCAGGGACCAGTAGGCCCAATCGGTCCTGTAGGTCCACAAGGTATTCAAGGACCGCAGGGTATTCAAGGTCCAATAGGTAATACAGGCTCACAGGGACCACAGGGAATACAAGGTATACAAGGGTTTCCGGGTGAAGTATGGTTCACTGGTGCGGGTGCTCCATCTGGTACATTACCTAATAGTATCATTGGAGACTGGTATCTTGACTCTACCACAGGTGATTATTACGATAAAACTGGTGCTACTACATGGACACTTAGAGGCAACTTAAAAGGACCACAAGGTATACAAGGAATTCAGGGTATACAGGGTATACAGGGTCCAACTGGTGCGCCGGGTGCTACTGCTGCACATGCAGCTAATCATAGACCGGGAGGAAGTGACCCTCTAGTCAATAATGCATGGTTAGATTCAGCTAATATATTTACAGAAAATCAGACTATTAGTAAAGTTCGTCCTGAATTAATCCTTCATTCACCGGGATATGCAGTTAAGGGCAGGGTAACTAGTGTAGTTCCAGGATTAGCGCGTGTTGATTTCACCGTTAATGCGTACTTTGATGGCACTAACTGGATGAGGGATGATGTTGCTAAAAGAAGTGCATTATTTGTATTAGCCGATAATGAAATAGCAATTTATGACGTAGCTGCCGGTGCAAATCCAGCTAATGCATCGTTAACTAAAAGGTTTGAAGTAGCTACTGACGGTACTACCGTCATGTATGGAAATACAAATGTTGTAAAGAATCTATTATTATCTGGTGCAACAGATGGTGCTGGTGCAAGATTACAATTTGGGGGCACTGGTTCAGCAAATCCAGCCCTTAGAATGGAAAGTGCTGGTTCGATAGGAGTAGTTGCAGCAGATAATTCAGCATATATTCGATTGACCGCAGGCAATTTATATACAGTCAATGGTGGAAGTAGTTTTGCTGATTTGACTGTACGTGGAGCTACTGGACTTCAAGCTGTCACTTGTACAGGACTTTCGGTAGCAGGAAACATTCATACTACTGCCGGTTATATATATCCCGGTGATGTTTTAACTGGCGGTGGATACCAAGGTAGTTGGTATTTAAGTGGTCATAGTTCTTATGGATTATATACCAACACAGGTCTATATGTTGCAGGTAGTATTACTGTTGCAGGTGCTATCACTACTGCTGGATTAACATCTTCTAATCCTATTAATTGTTCAGGATACTTATGTAGACCAGGTTTACCCGGTCCAACAGGAGCTAATAGTTTCAACTTAAATTGGACTGGTAATGTTGGATTGTGGATTGATAATAGCTTCATCGGTAATATAGCTATACAGTCTGATGCGCGCATCAAACGTGATTTTACTCCACTTGCAGCAGGTAGTTTAGCTAAAATCAATCAATTGATTCCAGGTTCATTCTATTATATTCCAGTCAATAATACACATAAAGATACTGATTTACATTTCGGTGTATTAGCACAGGATGTAATGTCGGTACTTCCCGAATTAGTTCGCAATACTAAGATGGTCACTCCGCTGACTAAGGATGGACTACTTAGATTCGAATACATAGAGTTAATTCCGATACTAATTGCTGCAATACAGGAACTAGATAAGAAAGTTGAGGCATTGAATGGTTGAAACGTCTACTAAGCAGATGGCGCTAACATATGACACTCTCCCGGGTGGATTCATGGAGCGTGTTCAGGCTATGTTATCCTTCGTTAGCTCTACTATCCTGAGTGAATCAGGAAGTACATCCTACCATCAGGGTAGAGCCTTATACGCGCAGAAAGTAGTCAATGGTCCGCGTCAAGCAGCAGAATTAGCTGGACCTCAGATAGTCATGGGCGTCAATGTGGTAGCTGCAACAGTATACGATGAAGAAACTAAAACATCGGTATGCAGCATCACTGACCTTGATCTTCAGTCACAGATTGTGACACTCTGGAATTCACTCGCGGGCTTAGATACTCCGAGTTAATCATGGCATCCAGACTTCAAGACGTAATCCTACGTGGTTTACTCGCTGATAGACCACTAGCTACAGTTGTTGCTCCTGGTACACTGTATTACTCTACTGATACGAGTACTACAGAGAGATCAGATGGTACTGTTTGGGAGGGATATTCCGATGCTGGTTCAGTTTCAGCAGCTAGAATAATATCAATTGAACTCATAATTGATGGAGGCGCATCAGTTATTACGACTGGATTAAAGGGTTATCTTGAAATCCCATTCGCGTGTACGATTCAGGCTGTCACTCTACTAGCTGATGTGTCTGGTTCCATTGTAATTGATATATGGAAAGATACGTATGCAAACTATCCTCCTGTGGTTGCGGATACTATTACGGCGGCTGCGAAACCGACTATCACAACGGCTCTAAAGTCACAGAATACCACTCTAACTGGATGGACTACATCAGTTGCAGCAGGTGATATTCTTGGATTCAACGTAGATTCGGTGACTACAATTAAGAAAGTCACTCTGTCCTTAAAAGCACAGGTGGTATAATGGCACTTCTATTCATGGACTCGTTCGATCACTACGTCACTGCTGATTTAACTGAGAAGTGGACTTCCATAGAGAGTGGTTATTTTGGAGTTATATCCATTAATTCCACTGGTGGACGACGTAGCTCAGGATCATTTCGATGGGTTGATAGTGGTGCTAACGGTAATGCTTTTGGATCGTTAAAGAAAACACTCGCACCTGCTGATACAGTTGGTATTGTTGGATTCTCTATTTCTATGCCATCAGGAGTACCAAATGTAACGAATGGTACACCTATAGTAGCTTTTCGAGATACTGCAACTGTTCAGGTTTGCTTGAAGGTGAATAGCGATCGAACAATATCTGCCGTTCGTGGGTTGACTACGACTGGTACTGTACTAGGAACTTCTAGTGCAACACTTCCAACTACCGCTGCATATATAGAATTCAAAACTACCATTCATGCATCAGCTGGAACGATTGACGTGCGAATGAATGGTGCTTCAATTCTTAGCTTAACTAGTCAGAACACACGTAACACAGCAAATACATCATGGAATGGTATAAATCTTGGAATTTATGGTGATATATTCGCGGTTACTAGCGGCACTGCCAGTCTCAACGTCGATTTCGATGATGTTTATGTACTTGATGGTAGTGGTGCTGCTCCGTGGAATGCTTTCTTAGGTGACGTAAGAGTAGATGCTCGTTATCCTACAGGTGCAGGTGCTACAACAGGATGGACTCCACTAGCTAGTACGAATTGGTCGAATGTGGATGATACTGCCCCTGATGATGATACAACATATAATTCAGCTGCAAGTGTATTGACTGATACATTCGTAGTCCAAGATGCTCCAGTCGTAGGAGCCACAATATATGGAGTTCAACACTGTATTAGCATGAAAAAGATGGATGCTGGTACGGCATCAGTAGCTCCAGTCATTCGTCACAGTTCAGTTGATAATGTGGGATCAAACATCAATCCTGGTACTAGTTATAATTATGGATTAGCAGTAAATCAGACTAATCCGGGTACATCAGCAGCATGGACTGAAGCTGGATTTAATGCTGCTGAATTCGGGTATAAGAAGACTGTTTAATGACTGATATTCGAGTTACTCAAGATGCAGTAGAAACATTAAGCCAGCCTACTCCGGCTGTTGCAGTTACTCAATATGCTGTAGAAGTTCTAGGTACTGTAGGTGCAGCAGTAACTGATATTCGAGTTAGTCAGGATGCAATAGAAGTATTATCATCACCTATTCCGACTGCTAGAATGACTCAGTATTTAGTTGAAATGTTAGGGAGTTCTGCTCCTGCTGTAGTACCATCGGCCGAAACGACACAGTTATCCATCATTGGTTGATATGATAATTAGAGAAGCTAAAGAAGCTGACAAGCCTTGGGTGGATAAGAACCATAAGAAGTTTTTTGATGGTAATGAATATCCAGACTTCTTTAATTATTCATGCCCATTTACGATTACTGATGATTCTGGAAATATTATATTAGTCGGTGGAGTGAAGATGCTAGCTGAGGCTGTAATTATTACAGATATAAGCAAACCTGTTGGTACTAGATATGATGCTCTTTTGCAGGCTTTAGGCTCTTCCATATCCATAGTCAAAGAGATGGGTCATAAGCAATTTTATGTATTTGTTAATAATG